CTGCGTATTAACTCGAACGCCACCATACACAATAGATGCAATCGTTTCTTTATTTGTATAAACAAGCGGTATAACTGATCCTAAAGTTGAGATCTCTTGCGTTGAATTGAAGCCGTATCTTGGCGCAAAGCGTTGGTTTTGCGTTGTTGTTTGGCCGCCGCTACTTGTCGCCCTTAATTCAGGTGGCCTGCCTGGTTCGTTTTGGTCGAATGACGGCTTTGGTCTCAGCAGCGTCGAAACAACAGTTAGGCCAACGCCAACCACTAAATTAACAATTGCAATAATTGCTGCGGTTTCAAGCCCCGCCACAACAGCAGGCTCAGGAGCTTCTGAGCTGCGCTTTCGCACCTCAGCCTTGAACCAGGAATACTCCTCATCCGTTAGCCCCAGCATTGAGGCAAGATATTTATCAGACGGGAGTAAATTGCTCATTGCACAAATCGACGATACTGGGATTCTTTCATGGCCCGTGGTGGTAACCAGCACACGCCACGCTTGTGATGGACAACTAAAACCCCGTTCTCTACTACGATACCGACGCCAAGACCGTTTGCGCCATTTTCAAACATGCAAACTGCATACTCTTCCATTTCTGGTAATACCTCTGTTGCTGCGTCCCATAGCGCCTGCAATTCTTCCCATTCGCCAGCAGTTGCTAGTTCCATCCACCGGTAATCAAATGGCGGGTGGTAAACACCAACAGAATCCAATATCGCCCAGACCATAACTACGCAATCAGCGCCCCGACCGTTCTTTGGATGCTCACCAAAGACATGAGGCAGACCAATCCAAGGCTTCCAGTCAATCATCAACTGATCACCAACGAACCAGATGTTGGTAACGCCCCAACGATCTTTGTGTTCAAGACCCGCCTTGGAACGTCAGATGCAACAGCATCCAGCGGTGACGTTAGCTTTAGCATCACCTTCTCTGTATCCATGTCATAACTAGCGACACGCCAAAGCTCAGATCGAATTAGTGCAACATCACTGAAGTCCGTCACATCGAGGCTGACAGTTTTTAGATCCAATAGCCAACGGCTTTGAACGGCCTCAGCAAATATGTTCACGCTGATTTCGTTAGTGGCAGCGCCTAGCACTGCTTCGGATCGGTCGCCGCCTTTACTGCCTGCACCAGTTGAAACAGCAAAAGGCAGAAAACTGTATGTGACTCCGCTGTACACCCTCGTTAGATTGACTGAAAAATTTTGATAGGCGTAAACGGTTGGCGTGGATGAATCCTGCATAAACCGTGCATAATTGACAAAAGCGAATGTACTCATCAGCTAAGTCCTACTTTTTTTCTTGTTTTAACACTACCCTGTAAAGCCGAAAGTGTTAGTGCTCTGCCGCGTTCGGCTGCCTGCGCCATGCCCTGACGATGCTGTTCTGCCGTCACATATTCGACATTGTTTATGACGGTTGATTCATACCTCACATCAATCGGATCTGGATTTGACAACATCATTTCGGTCATGCGTTCTGTTTCGCGGGTGCTGTTGGTAATCATTGTGTTTCGCTGCGTGTTTAGCTGCTGACGGGTCGCTTCAGTGCTACGCATTGCAGAATCTTGTTGCGTTAGCTGCTGACGAGTATCGCTATTAGACAGTACCGTGCCGCTGGTGGATGGGATCATCAACTCTGGCCCACGTTCGCCCACGATGTAAGGCGTATTCGCGTTTACTGGGCCGCCGTCAGCCATGAAACCACCGAAACTTCCGCCGCCAAAGTTGCCGATTAAGTTGCCGAACAGGTTGGACGTTTCAGCCCCCGCATTAACGCTTCCAAGACCGCTTTTACCACCACCACCTAGGGCTTGGAGAATAAACATAAACGCCTTCTGGGCCATCATCTGCGTCGCCATGTCGATGAAGGCTTTGCCGATATTTGCAAACATGTTGCTAAAGGCTTCTTGGACCGAACCAGTGCCCGTGGTAATTGACTGCACCGCAGATGACATTGCAGTTGCCAGCGAACTTTCAACAGATTGCGCAAGGCTCACAACCATGCTTTCTGTGTCACTAAGACTACGCTGAAGCTCGTTTACATAAGTTTTAATTGGACCAATGTCTAATTTTTCTTTTGCGGCTTTTATTTGGTCTAGTTGCTCTGGCGTAAAATCCTTGCCTTTTAATGCTGCCATTTGTTGCGCGATCTCTAGCTGCTTTTGTTCTTCAACTGTTGTTGCAGTTAAAATTTCGTATTGAAAATTAAGGCTTTCTATTTGCTTATCAAAAGCTTTCTGCTTTTGGTCTTCAAAAATTGCTATTTCTGCAGCAGCATTTACGTTTGCTGCGTTTTTTTCTGCAGCTGTTTTTTGTTTTACAAGATTTATTTCTCGTATGTCTTTTACTCGTATAAGGGCTTTTTCTTCATTTGCTTGGATAGTGTTAATGTTTTGTTGCGCTTTTAGTCTGATTGCAAGCTCTCTGTTTCCTGCAATTTCTGCAGCTGTAATTTTTGATTTAAAGTTAGCGTTATCTTCAATTAAATTAAGCTCTATCCTTAAAAAAGCAAGCCGCTCTTGCAGCCTTTGTTCTTCTAGGGCGGCACGTTCTGCACCTCTATCGACTTTGGTTTTTGGTGGGGTAAAACGCTTACGGTCTTCAGCAGTTACAGGTATTTGAGCAGTTACTACAGGCGGAAATTCTTTAAGAACTTGCGCTCTAGCTTCTGCTTGGCTCATACCGTTTTTAGCGGCGTCTCTACCCCTTCGAGCGCCTATAAGTTCTTGGTATCTTGCCTTTGCTGCAGGATTGTCCTCAATAATTGAGTTAAACTGGCCCAGCTGTACTTGAGCCCCTAAAGCCCGATTTATTAAGCTTAAGAACGCATTTAGTGGACCCGCAACAAGCTTCTGCAACTGGAGTGTTAGTGCGCCCCAGAGGCGGGTTGTTTCGTCAGTAGTGTCGCCTAGAGTTTGCAGACTCTCAACACCTTTATTACCGATAATTCCAACTAACTCTTCGGTAACTAAAGTTGCAAGTTTTTCTACTTCGCCTAGTTCTGCGAGTTGATTGGCTAATAGTTCGGTCTCTTTAGACGAAAATAGGCTCTTTTCTGTTAGTAGGTCGAACGCGCCGCCGGTACTATTAAGTGCTTGGCCTACTTCTGCTGCTTGTGTAGCAAACGCATCCACTGCTGTACCGATGGCGCTGCCGAGGATCTGCGCACCAAAACCACTTCCTCCTCCTAGTGTCCCTAGCAGTCCACCGAGTCCGCCGCCTGCAACAGAGCCGATGCCACCGCCGAATAGAAGCGGGAAACCTACGCCAAGAGCTAAAGTATCCGCTCTTTTTTGACGGTCTCTTTTGTTGGCAGCTGCTTTGGCAACTGCTGTCTTCTTGACCGCTGCTGCTTCTTTTTCGGCTGCTAAAGCAGCTCTTTCAGCTGACTTAGCAGCTCTTTCGGTATCTTTTGCGTAGCTGGCACGAATAGCCGCAGCATCCTTAAATAACCTTACAAATTGTGTGCGGGTATTTAACTCTCTTACTGCCGCTTGCTGTACTTTATTTTGTAGGTCTAAATTATTTTTAATTAATTGATTTTCTCCTTTTCTTAGTCTGAGCTGCTTGCTAAGAACACTACTAGCTTTACCCGCTACAAGTCCAGGTTTTTTGTTTAACCGCTCTATACGTTTTTCAAGCCGCTCTATTTCTACGTCATTTACCTTGACGCGCAGCTCAATCTCGCTTTGATAAGCCACGGCCTCTAACGTAAACTACTTACATACAGCTTACCTGCGGCGGCGGGCTTTTTCCATTTGTTTTTCTTGGTCCTCGTTAAGAACCTGAAAATAGGCGCTCCAGCCAATTAGTTCTTCTGGGGTCATTGTGGTGCGGACTTCGGTTAAGCTCATGCCAAGCTCCTTGGCAACGCCAAATTGCAGCATGAGCCAGTTGTCTTTACGAAGTTCCGCAACTAGGATTTTGGGTCCATTGGCTCTTCGTTTTCATCGCTAAGAATGGCCAGCATCAAAGATTGCAGATCACTGTCCTTGACTTCGTTTTTTAAAATATCGATTTCACCGGCAGAGAAAAGCTTTGCGCCGTTTTCGTCCTGTGCTTTTGCAATTAACAGCTGTAGTGCGAACGCTCCAGCGTCGTCGGACTTGGCTTGCTTCTGGGCTCGTTCACGTTCAGCCATGGTTAGCGGGCTGATCCACATCTCAAATGTGGTGCCGTCAGACAATTTAACCTTACGCTTGCTTGGCTGGAGATTCGCTGCTTTACGCAACCGGTCAATGGCGCGAGTAGATCCAGCGGGCATGATTTGTACTTGACTATAAATTAACTATAGCGTAGCGCAATAAAAAACCCCGGCAAAACCGAGGCTAAATGTCTACTTAAGTAGCACTTTATCAGGTCTGGCTGAAGTCGAAGCTTGGGGTGCCGGATGGACGGAAGCTTACGCTTACAGACTGTGCGTCGTCAGGGCTGACGTTCATGCTGGCAGAAGTCAGCACTGCTTCAAACTCGATGGAACGGCTTGCAACTTCGTTGACTGAACCGCTGCTGAACACTTGGTCGGTGTAAAGCTTGAACGCAGGACCAGTTTGGTTGCGCTGAAGCACGTCCTCAATCATGCGGTTGCTAAGGGAAGCGTCTTCGTCGGTCATGTAAACCGTTGCGCTGCCCGTACCATCGCCGAAACCGGAGATGTAGCTGCGGAATGGCACGTACTGACCAGGGGTTTGGCCGATGGTGGTTACATCGATTTCGGCCCGGTTGATTTCAAAGCTCCAGTCACGGACCTGTCCGACTACTGCAAATGCGGCGTAGGCAACTTGGAAAGCGTTAGGGCTAACAGCTGTACCGTCGTCGGTGATGGTGACTGTCGCGCCGCCCAGGGTTGCGGACACTTGCAGCACTCCAGTGCTGGCGGTGTAAGCAATAACGTAATAGGTGGTCGCAAGGCTGAGTCCTGCGGGAAGTGTGCCTGTGCCTGCGCCGCCAGTTTGAGTGTTGATCACACTAAACTGCACAGGATCGCCTACTTTGAAGTTCAAGTAGGTTCCAACAGTGATGGTGTCTGCGCCAGTATCGACG